ATCCCTTGTTGTCGTGCTTATCAGGAATAGCAAACTCATTCGCTGGTTTTTTCAAGTGGTGGACAAGGTGAACATGTATGTCGTAATCCCTAGCAACAGATGTCAGTTCATCCACAAACTGCTTCTGACCGTTGTAATCGTCCTCACCCTTGACGCATTTTGCCAAGTTGTCCACAAAAACGTGAGTTATCCCCAACTCCTTGGCACAGTACCGGACCATGCCGATAACGGTAGCAGCATCAGCAGTACCCATCTGGTCATACAGCCACATCCGGTTGTCGGTCCATTCACCAAACTGATCGTACAAACCGTCTAGGGCATCAATTCCATCCTTGCCTTGGAATTCCACAGAGAACGGGTTACACCCAATCCACATGCGAGACATCCGTTGTAGCGTCACTGAAGGCTTCATTTCAAAGCTGGCTACACAGACCTTCTCATCCTGTCCAATGAGGCTCAAGGCTACCTGGGAGGTCATCAGGGACTTGCCATGACCGTTCTGTCCACTCCACAGGGTTACTTCACCCTTGCGGAACTCAAAGTTCTCATTGGTCTTAGGCCAGGGAAGGTAGTTGACCTTGTGGTTCTTCTTCTCCCGCAGTCTCGACTTGATGACAGGGATGTAGTCAGATGCCCGTTTAACCTTGGTTTTGGTGTCTGTTTCCTTCAGGTACTGTCGGAAGTCAATCGTGTCATTCAATATTTCAGCCATACATTTCTATCCAATCATTTGCAACTGCAATCACAGTGCTTGCTGAGTGCTTTTTACACAATTCCAAGAGCGTCTTGGCCCGTTTTTCACAGTCAGAACTGATGTGAACCTGTAGACCAACAGTGTACCGTAAATCAAGTGTAATCAAGTTGTCTCCATCCACACAGACCGTCGGAATCTCTCCAAATTCTTCCCAATCGGTTTTGCAGGGGTAGTCATTGATGAACACTGCTCGAGGCTTGTAGCCCCGCATACGCATGTTGATGATGCCATCGTGACCCTTCATATCGCACCTGCCAACTTGTTGCCACTAACCACTGCTGTCACCCATTCAGCTTTGAATGACCTCCAGCCCCTGATCACGGTTTCCGTCAATGCGGCCTCCAAGGTCCACCCGGCAAGTGCTGCCTGCTTCTTGATGTCTGTCAGAACAAGTTCAGTGATGGGTGCTTTCTTGGCTTTCCTTGACTCCACAAATGACTCCCAGACCTTTGGAGACACACCGTCAGGTGGTGTCACTGTATTCTTATTGTTTATTGGTTTATGTTTCTTGTTTAGTTGAACGGTTGTTGAACGGGCGTTTATCCGTTGTTGAGCAGATGCCTTACCAGCCTTGCTTGCATTGGTGATTTTCTCTCTGTACTGCTCAATTTCACGGTCACATCGAGCATTAGTCCACCCATCTCCACCATTTTTCAGCACAAAAAACATGCCAAGAACGTAACCAACAACTTCTTCATGTTCACGCATTCCCACTTGTCGTGCAACACTCGCTACACCACTGTTCAACGGGCGTTCATGCAGGTAGTATTCATCAAGCAATCGTCGGTAGGCAAGGTCTTCCAACAGGCTTAGATTGCGGGTGTGGGACATGTAGTCCCCGATGTTGAACTGGTAGTAGTGCATCAGTCTTCCCAACTATCAAAACGATTTCTGCGGCGTTCTTCCTCTTCCTGTTCCTCTTCCATTTCACGCCTCAAATTGGTACTGAAGGTGGTCAAAAAAGCCTGTCTACGGCATTCGTTCTCACTCTCATGCAGCAGTCCAGACTTGTAAGCAATCTGTCGGATGTCGTTCTCAGTCATGTTGTCTCCATAAAAAGTTCGTTGATAGGTTTCAGCTTTCGCTTGGTAGCGATCTCAATAGCAGTGACCAGGGAAGCCACTATTGCAGCGTCTAGGTCCTCTGAATTGATGTGTTGCTCGATACGATCTGATGCCAGTGACAGCAGTTCGTAGGCCAGTTCTGTTTCAAGATGTTGAGGATTCATCCCCCAACCTTACCTTGAAAAAAAAGAAAAAACACTAGGGAAAACCCCTAGATGAAAAGTTCAGAAAGCCGTTTAAGATTCGTATCACTGCAATCAAGCAGCTAACAAAAGGACGCAAAATGGAACTCTCAATACACCGTGTCACCAAGATTGAATTTGAATCAATCACCGATCACAAGACCTTCAGCACCCGTACCATCGTCATCACAATGGCAGATGGCAAGCAGGCCACCATCGTGTGCTATGCCCCCAACGATGAGGACGAACAGCCAACAGCAGCATTGAAGGTGATCGTATGAACTTGTTTGACACCAGGATTGCAGGCATCCCTTGCACCATTGATGTGCATCTTGCCTCGCGTGTCAATGGCTCACATAGCTACTCAGCAGCTAGTGACTTTGACTTCCACGGTTACACCGAGTTTCAGTACACGGTCTGTGACCAACGTGGCAGGCCAGCCCCTTGGCTCGAGAAGAAGATGACCAAGAAAGATGAAGAACGCATTGAATCAGAATATTTTTCGGACTAAATGGAGAATGAAATGAAATCGTTATTTGAACAGTATCGGGATGAATTCCAAGGCATCATGTATTGCTGCTACTGCCTTGAACCCAAAGGCGCTAAGTACCACTGCTGCCAAGAGAACCACTTCATACCATTTGAAGATTTGTACACAGAGGACCAGATGCAAATTGTCAGTGATGAAATTGAAATCAATAGGAGTGCATATTAATGAATACCAATGACTTGCTTAAACTGAATGTCAATGACCATACAGAGAAGAAAGGCAACCTGACCTATCTGTCATGGGCCTGGGCATGGGCAGAGGCCATCAAAGCTGACCAACAAGCTCATTTCCAAGTAATGATGTTTGGCGACAAGTGCTACATGGACATCAATGGCACTGCAATGGTTTGGGTAACAGTTACCTTGTTTGGCAAACCAATGACTTGTCAATTACCAGTGATGGATAACAACAATAAACCAATCACTATTGAAGGCACAACAACAACCAACAAGTTTGGAAAAGAAGTTGTTACTAAGTTAGATAGTTTTAATGTCAATACAGCCATTATGCGCTGCATGACTAAAGGCTTGGCATTGCATGGACTTGGTATGTACATATACAGCGGAGAAGACCTTCCCGAGTCAGACACAACCCTGATCGACAAGATTGCAGATTCCATTCGTGAACTGTACAAAGCAGACGATATGGCAGGAATGTATGGTGAATGGGAATCCATTGCCGACAACGAAGTTAGGCTTGCAGTATGGAACTTACTGAAGCCTGATTCAAAGGTACGCTCTTCAATCAAAGCGTATAAAGACAAACTCAACGAAAGCAATTAAATGGAATACGATAACAGCAACCGTGGCAGCATCTTCAAGAACGATAAGAAAGAAGAAGAAAAACACCCAGACATGACAGGTTCATTGAATGTCAATGGAACAGACTACTGGATCAGCGCATGGAAGAAGACCAGCAAGGCCGGTACAGGCTTTCTAAGCCTCTCAGTACGTCCAAAACAGGAAACAACAAGGCAGAGTAGTCAACCAACAAAGAAAGCCAAGAAAGACGATCTAGACGATTTCTTTTGATTTCGGGGGGAAAGCTAAGTTTCAATTGCAGTTGCCGCTTTACAGCAAGTACCCCCACCCCCTTAATTTTATTGGAATAGATATATGGCTACCTACCAAACACTTGAACTTGACATCATTCGCTGGGCAGAAGCCCGTCAGATCATTCCCAACTCAACAGCCCAGGCTCAACTACTGAAAGCTGTAAGCGAGATGGGTGAATTAGCAGATGCAACCCTTAAAAAACAGATGCCAGCAATCACAGATGGTGTTGGTGATGTGATGGTCTGTCTGATCATCTACTGTGCTTTGCTAGACATCAATCTGGTGGATTGCATGGAATGGGCATATGAAGAAATAAAAGAAAGAAAAGGAACCCTGTTAGAAAACGGTGTGTTTGTCAAAGAATGACTATTACTCAACAATTCAAAAGAATGACTCGACGCCTGACCCCTGTGGAGATGGCAGCTACAGAGTTAGCAGAAGCAGAACTACACCGTTTGGAAGCACACTCTGCTGTTGAATACGCTACCAGTATGGTCAGCTACGAAGACGCCAGGATCAAACGTCTAAGAAAGTTCTTGGCAGATGCGGAGAAAACAGCATGAATACTTGGCCTTTCCCTACTGAGTTGCCCAAGCCAATGCCAAGCAAACGCATTCCGTTTAATCCTGAAAATTATGAGGACGCACCCCTATGAGTATCTTGGAAGAAATCAAAGTGAACCGCGCACCTAGCCACATAGTTCGTCCCGCAGGCTTAGATTTGCAAAAGCAGACCAAACGGATCTTAGGTGAGTACGTTGAAAGACCAAAACTCTCCGGTGAAGTCCAAGCAGCAAAGAATGATATTTGGAATCGGGATACTTACAGAACTGGTGATGGTGATCACACTGCACAGGTTCCAAGGGAAGGTAGCCTTGTGGCGTTTAGTTTGCCAAGCAGAGGGCATCGGACATGAGTGGAGGACACTTTAACTACAAGCAGCATTCATTGCTGGACATGGCAGATGACATTGGCAGTGAAATTCTGACCAACGACAGCACCGAGAAGAATGAGTGGGGCAACAACATTGGCAGTCACTACAGCCCTGAAACCATAGAAGAGTTTGAAAGGGCAATGGTCATACTCAAAATGGCCTATGTTTACGCACAGCGTATTGATTGGCTGTTGTCTGGTGATGACGGAGAGGATAGCTTTCACAAGCGGTTACAGGCACAACTTGGAGAATTGAAATGAAAGACGATGAAGTAGGACTGTTCGCTTGGGGCTGGCTTGATTTAGCCTTGGCCGTTATCCTGACGCTGCTTGCAATTGCGGCGTTGTTTTTTGCGGCGGGGTATCTGCTATGACTAAAGACGAAATCATTAGGTTGGCGCGGGAGGCGGGATACGAAGATTTACCTACAGTTCGCTTGGCCTATCAGGGATTTGATATTCAACGCTTTGCCAATCTTGTTGCCGCACACAAGGCCGAGGTTGCACTTGCCGAGGCGTACCGATGCGGTTATGAGGCTGGCGCTGTAGTAGAGCGGGAGGAATGCGCGAAGGTGTGTGCAGAGGCTGACAAATCAACGCATCCAGCAGACCTTGCCGACGCCATCAGGGCAAGGGGAAACACATGACACCATTGGTTAAAGAAATGGTGGGCTACACACCAGAGGCAGAAACCTTTATGTGGTTTGACATTGGCAAGCTGCCAACGGAGGAAATGCGATTCTTGGTTGACGGCGAAACACTTACACATATCCCGTTCCATAAAGTGATTGTCTGCTGCATTGACTCAGACGGCGACAAGTGCATGTTGACTTTGATCGGTGGAAACGGGTCTGTAGCTGCGGCTGGTTTTGTTTTGTCTCCAACCTCGTATGAGATGGTCAACGCATTTGCCTATATGGACACCCCAGAAGGCTTGCGCTTGCTGCCAGCAACCGAAAGTGACGCACCACCATCTCGGGAGCAATGCTACTCCGTTCTCTGCACTATCAAGCACTTTCTTGACCTGCTCGGCCAGAAGGCAGTAGACGTTTACCAGCCAAGTTCAAAGCGCAGCCTGATTAACGACAAGCGAAAAGCCAAGGGCAAGTTGCCATTGTTGTACGACTGGCACACGATAGTCATTGAGCCGCCCAAGCCTCAGTCAGAGTCTCGCGGTGGAACACACGCAAGTCCACGCAGGCATCAGGCCAGAGGTCACTGGCGTACATACAAGTCAGGCAAACGAGGCTGGGTCAAGGAATGTTGGCGTGGTAATGCCAGCAAAGGCACAGTGTTTAAAGACTACGAAGTAAAGGAGGGGACATGACTGACCTAAGAAAAACCGCGCAGCAGGCGTTGGAGGCTTTGAAATCAGCAGCGATTTTTGTTGACAGCTTTCGCGGTCAAAAAGCAACGCAAGAAGCCATCACCGCCCTGCAAGACGCACTGGAGCAGCCAGAGCAGGAGCCTACCTGCCCCGAGTGCAAAGCCGCCGTACTTTACGAGTGCGTGGCTTGCAGCAGCAACAACTATCCACCTAAGCCAGAGCAGGTTGACTGCCCTCGCTGCGGTCACGTTTGCTCACAGCGCCCGTGGGTAGGGCTGACGGATGAGGAGATTGGAAAGGCTTGGTCGGTTGCTGACGGCGAACACAACGCCAGCGCATCCGTGAAGCGCAGGATTACTGGGGCCATCGAAGCCAAACTGAAGGAGCGCAACACATGACTAGAGATACCGAACAAGAAGTAAAGCCTTGCGGGTTTGTAGGCGGGGCTTGCACACACTGTGAGGCCACTGAGCGAGGAGATTGTCAGGGCTGGGTTAGTTCGCCCAAGCGTGAGTGGCAGGGACTGACGGATGAGGATGTAAACAGGGAGTCCGCCATGATTGCTTCACAAATGAAGCTGGCATTTCACGCCGGGATGTACGTAGCTCAACAGGTATTGAAGGAGCGCAACACATGATTACTGAGGACGATGAGTTTGAGAGGATTGAGATGGAAAACAAATTCCGTCTGGACAGTACACAGACTGCCGTTGTTGCAGATAATTATTTCTGGATACCGATTGACAGTGCACCCCAAGGCGTCAAGATTCTTCTGCTTGGCAGATCAGGCGTGGCAACCCTTGGTCACTATTACTACAAACCCGGTGAAACACGGTTCTGGGAATTTTGGGCTCCTCTTCCAAGAAAGCGACCATGAGCGTTTCGCAACATTCAAACATCCGCAAATTACTTCACGAATATCAAGATGGTTTAAGTGCAATGGAACTTGCAGAGAAACTGTCTTTAAACGATTGCACCATTCGCAGAGCATTGAAAGAAATGCCTGACACTTACATTGATCGTTGGTTGAAAGCACAACATAGAATTCCTGCCACGGCTATCTGGTGTGCTGTTATTCCTCCTGAAGACTGCCCTAAACCGAAAGGAAAATAATGGATGATCTACCTAACTTTGCAGCCTGGGAGAGAACGACACTGGACAGGTTCGCCCTGG